GCATCGAAAAGGTGCATTCCTCTTCGTCCCCCCCTATCATCTCTCGTTACTTCGTCATCATCTGGTGATGATTACTGAGAGTGAAGGACTGGCTCGAACCGAGCCAAGTCCATTTCCATACTTGTTGGGCAGAGTATGGATCTGCGTAGTCCCCAGGGAGGGCTGTAGCCGACTGTTCGCCCGAAAGCGAAGAGAGAGCCTCCTCTCTGGAGTAGGCGCTGCGTGGTTTGTCTCGCGAAAGCTCTTTTCTAAGGAGCTCACACCATGTGGCCTGACGTCGCTTATGCAAGCGCGTCTTATACGCGAGGACCCGATGTTCAAATCTCTGGAGGTCTTTGTTATACCTCCTCTTGAAGAAAACATCGTTACTACTACGAGGTAACATCCGGATACACCCAGGATAGGGCAGATCCGTCCTCGGGAAGACATAGCCAACCGCAGTCTCAATTACTGAGATCACGGCAGCGGCTTCAATCTCCCCAAATTTGGCAATGACTTCATTGCACAAATCAGCAGCAGTAGCAAGACCAGTACCGACGCTCGAAAGGAAGCTCCGGACTCTGACAGGGGTAACATCCACACCTAAGTGGTAGTCGCCCCCACAGGATTCCCGGAAGGGTCCAGACGAGTAGGTCTTGTCACGATTGACCTTAAGGCCTATCGATTCAAGACTTTTAATCACGCCATCCGTATAACGGGACGGAATGATTATATCGTCGCCGTACACATAAACTTCTTCAGGTGTAGAAAAGGAGGCTCCCAAGCGGTAATTTAACCACCTGGACTTACCTGTCAATCCTTGACCGTTCGAAGCGTAGTGCATGTAGGCTGAGGCGCAAGCCCAGAAAACAAGCGCTTCCACTGGAAAACAGCAAGAACTCCCCATAGGGGCGAACTTGTTGAGTTCTACCACTTCTCCATTCGGAAGAAGCGTGCGAGGTGTTCGACAAGCATCAAGTGCTTCAACCCATTCGGGCGGAAACACAGCCTGTACGAGTTTCCAAGACACGCGATCCGAAGCCTCAGATAGGTCTAAGGTCGCAAGCTCATTATCCATTGAGGATTGGCGAGCGAGTTTCCTGTTGACAAGCTGGTTCGTAAAATTAACGAACCCTGAGGTAAGCGGGTGAGTCTCGAGTCGCCTATAGAGTAACCTCATCAAACCTTGCTGAATATACATATGTTCAGCGGGCTCACATGAAATGACTCTGGGTCCACGAGAATCCTTGGGCACTAAGACAATGCGTGCGCAAGGAGTCAGCTCTTCAGATCTCTCCAACTTTAAATACTCATCAGCAAGATGAGTGGAAGAGAAAAAGAAGTAATCAGGATACGAAAAAACGGCATCAAGTTTCGCTGAATAGCGCAGCAAGTGCCATTTATCGTAGTTCTTAGTCCGGCAAGCGGTTGAACCGCTTCCGTGGTAAGGACGACAATCGAGGGGGTCAAGATTTCTCAAGACAAACCCGATTAGCGTCCGCATCTCCCCTACAAGGTGAACAGTTTCGTCCTCAATATTGAGAGGATCGAACGGCCCATCCAAGTGAGGGAGCGTACCAGCAAGATCCTCATCAACTCTTTTGAAGTCTTTGAGGAATTTGTCGACCGTTTCCTGATCATAACTGACCTCCAGTTTATAGTAGATCAACGTGAGTTGCCTCACACAGTCTACTGCCTGAGAGTGACCAGCTAACGACTTTTCGATGGCCTTTCCCAAAAATAAGGGAATGGTTGTGTCCTTCTGGAGTTTAAAGCCAGATGGAGCATTCCACACCATTGTAGAGTGGAACACATCTAAGGCCTTGCCTATCCGAGGCAAGGTCGTCGTTAGGAACGTCATACCCTCGTTATCTACCCGTTTGGTAAACTCAGTTATATCGAGTTCACTTACCCAGGCAGAATAGCGTTGGCTACGCGCTAGGTTCACCCACAAAAGGTGAAGGCTTTTCAAGTTACCATTAATCATGGAGACTTTCCGAGAAGCTTCCCTAGGACGGACCAAGGCGTTACCCATCTGTGAAAAGCGTACGCTTACACAAATTCGCTAAAAAATCTACTTAAGCTATATGGCTTGGTAGAAGCGAAACACTATCCAAAGAAACCAACCAAAACTAAGCCCTCAGATCGCGGGTCCGGGCAAACGGCCCTAAACTTCGCGATTCAAGAGGGAAGTGACGTTGGCGTTGGAGCCACCCTCAACAAGGAAATCAACCAGCTGGTTGATAACCTTAATGATGATGGCGTTCGTGATCGCAGTTGAAACCGGACGAACGAGCACCAAAGAAACGCTCAGTGTCGCCGGAACCAGGACTGTGTCGACCTCAGTTCGATCGATACGCACCCTGGTACGCTGCTCACCTTGCTTTCCTGTCTCATGAGAGACAGAGAATATTTTGGCGTTCGGAAGCGTAAGCCCCGAAACCGAATATTCCGAGTAGTCAATGTCCTGTGCGCGGACAGCAAACGATTCTGTGTTTGTGTCAACGTCAGTGGCAGTGTCAGTCGAGAGCAAGAGGGGAACGGCAATGAAACTCATAGGGCAAGCCTCCTCCTTAACAAGGAATACGAGGTTTTGTGACGTTTACACGCCACGTGAACGACCAAGAGAATTTTATGGTCGCATAGTGTAGACAATACCCTCATTCACAATGAATGGGGCCTAAGCTGGTTCTAAAAACCTGAACCAGACTTGAGTAGGTCGGTCGCGGCATGTTTCTTGCCGCCGGCTAATACAACCGCCAAGCTCACGAGGAGCTGGAACTGACCGGATGTGGGTTTTTTCCAACCGAGGCCACTCAGCGTGGCGTAGTCCGGAAAAATAGGCATGCGTTGAAAGTAACTTTCATTCGTCATGCTACCCATACACTGAAGCGACGGCGTAACCTGTGGGCTAACCACATCCAGTTGCATCGTCGATTCAACACGTATCTCCTGCTTGTACGATAGATATGAATCTACGTACTTGATCGGTAACTCAAGAGTATCCACGCTGAAATGCTCTAACCAATTGCCAACGCCAAAGAACCAATCGATGACGAAGGTAAAAGGAAAGGCATCCCAGATGATCCTTGGGTTGAGCTGGACACCTAACGTGTCTAAAAGACCACGTAAAGTCTTCTCGGTGTTCGAGAGAACAGCGAGAGGCATGGGTCTCCATGCTATACCAGCACCGAGTTTGGAGGTGATTTCTCCCCTCCATCTGCACTTTCCATTTGTATCGAAAGTGAACTCACCCGATTTAGTCACAGACGAAGTCGAGATCACCGTCTCTCTTTGAAATAAAACATTGAGAGAGGCCTCGAAGTCTCGTATCCGATCCTTGAAAGTGACAACCCCTTCTACCATCGCCTGGATATCGCCCAACGTGGGCTTCCAGCCGAATTTGTAGTTAAGGTGGCCCCCAGCAAGGTTCTTTGCGAGTGATACCTTACTCTTCCAAAGCTTGAAAAGGTCTTTTATCTGACCGATTTCCAGAAGGAAATTGGGGACTGAGACCGTAGTCAAGTCAGGGCGTAATTTATCCGCAACTGCGTTTATATACCCCTGAGCTCCAGCACCTAACACCGCACCATCGAGGTTAACCCCGAAAGCGGTTTTGGCAATGGGGACGGCAGAAGAGTGGGAGGCAACCGCAATACTGTGCTGATGCGTGTAGTCATAGTAGACTCCACTACCAGCTTGGACGATCCTTGCAGAAGTGCTTGGATCACCTGTATAGACGGTGCGTGTTCTGGTGTGTCTACATTGATTTGAGCCTTTCTTACCGCTCAATGTGTAGACGATCTGCTCTGCTAGACCACTATCAGTCTGAACATCGGCCTGATTAGTGGTACTAAGAAGTACATTGTCGCTTATACGATATTGCTTCGTAGGCGCACAAGGCTTCACAACGGCAGGAGTAGACCTCGTTTTGTTGACAATGTTGCCAACTCGCGAGACTGATTCCATAACATCTCCCTTTTTGAAAAGATATCCCGTCAAGGGATAGTGGCGCTTTCGCGCTGTAAGGCCTTGCTCTCCACACTTTCGTG